CATTTAATTCTGATAGTGTTTTAGTATTAGTGTTTATAACTTCTTGTAAATCTTTAGTTAGTTCTTGATACCTTTCATCTTGTTTAGTATTCTGATAAAATAAAGCTATTGATACAGCAATAGGAAAACCCACCCCATTAATTAATTGAATGATTGTATCCATACTCATTTTAACCCCCCCTCTTATAGATTTTTACATATTTTTAAATAATTATTAATACTGTCACCAACTTCATTAGATTGATAAAACACTTTATCATTAATGAAGAACCATAATAATTTTTTTTGCAGGGTATTTATTGGTCTGTATATACTTCTATTATAATTTAATTTATGATTATATTCAAGTGTATAAATCAAGTCATTATCATCATCTTGTATATCAGTAGTCTTATTATGAATATAGGTAAACATTTCACCATCAACATCTATAATATTCGCTTGATAAATCCTATCATTAAATATTATAAAATATCTAAATAAAACATCTTTAGGCTTATATTTCATAGGTAAATGAGGGTATAAATTTAATTCCCATGCCCCACTTGTAATCATATTTAATTTAGGATTGTTAAAAGCAAAATAAAAATTATTTTCTTTACTACCTTTCATACTTCCACAATATTCAACTGCTACTGTCAATTCACTTGTTCCATAGGTATAAACATCAATAGTATCTTGTTTCATTTTTTCAATATGGGTTAAACCCATTTCAGCAAAATAAGGACAATATTTATTAACTGTATTACCTAACATAAATATTTTTACATTAGTTCTTTGTCTTATTATTGTACTGATTGTATTCATAAATAATACAAATTCATCTTGTAAATAGGTAAATTTAGTTAGAAATTCATCAAATAATATAGTAGTAATTCTAGGGTATGATATACTTTTATTATGTTCTGTATCTGATAAAGCAAAAACATATCCTATACAATCACTATCACTATAAATAGGCTTACCATTTTCAGCATAGGTACAAACATAAAATTTACCTGCATAATAGGTTATACCTTCATATTCTCCATTACTTGCCTTTTTAACTTCTCCATTATAATTTAAGGCACTAAACATATCACTAGCCCTTTTACCTGTAATATCTTCCTTCCATCTTCTGATAATTGCAATTTGTCCACCTGTTTTAAAATATTGTTCAATACCATACTTTAAAACTGCATAAGTTTTACCGTTACTTCTTTCCCCAAATATAACATTATAAACACTATTCTTTTTTAATATATTATCTAGGCTATAATATTTTAATTCCTGTTTTTTAGCCATATTAAACACCCTTTCTATTTTTAAATAAATAACCATCTTTCAAATCTCTTAAAAATTTATTATATTGTTTACTGATTGATAATGTAAATTCACATTTACCTAAATGAATAGATGAAGGAATATAAACATTTTCTTTATTACCTTGATAATCTATTGATTGAATTTTCATTTCTTCATCTATATAGGTATGAGTGTTTTTTCCAGTTTCATCAGCAGGAATATATAATTCATCATTAAACATATTAAATATTTTTTCATAATCATTATTACAAACTTTTTTCATATATTCTAAACCGTTTTTCTTTGATAGTCCTGCAACTGTTAAAACCATATCCCCATTATCATATCTTACTAAATATCTTTTAGCACCTAATGTTTTAAAATGTGTATAATGCCCATCATAATCCCATACCCCTATCATTTTTTCAATTCCTTCTTTAGTTTTAGGTTTCATTAATTCAAAATCAATTTTTCTAAAATTACACATCTTTTTTAACTTCTCAATTAAATTTTTATTATACCATTCAATATATGGTATGTGTTTATCATAATTTAATAGCTTAATACTATCAGTATCACTATAAACATAATCTTCCCCAACATTTAAAATACCACTCCATAGGTTTAATCTTGCATAGGCTGTGACCCATACCCCCCATGGATAATATAAAAATCTATTTGTACTATTATTATATGTTTCTATCTGCTTTTCAATTTCTTCTTTAGTTGGTTTTTCTATGTTCCATTCTTCATTGTATTCTATTAATTCTCTTACTATGTCAGTCACTGTCATACCATAAACACTATTTAACATACCTTTAGATAGTAAATATTCAACTTCAAACCCTTCAACACCTTTTAGGGTAGTTTTATCTTGATAAAGTTCTAAAATACTTTCTAATATTGGTTTAGGTAGGTACTGCATATAGAATTTATAACAATTTGCTATTTCTACACTATCCCATGAATAACACTGTTTTAATATTCTATAGTCTATATCAGTAATAGTTGTTATAACTTCATCAGCTTGATATATTCTACCATTATTTACAACTGCATTTGTTTGACTAAAACATTTACTTTCACTTAAATAACTTTCATATGTTAGTTTAGAATGCAACCCCTTAATTTTAATATCAAACATTAACCCTACATCATCATTTTTAACTAAATCTTCAAAATTTTCTTTTCTTAAATCAACTTTTATAGGTTTACTCATTGGGTATTTTTCAGCTAACATTACAGAAGGATAACTACTTGTAAAATCTATGCTTGTAACATCTTCTAATGTTTTACCTACATAATTCAAACTTGCATGAGTAAACCCACCCATAAAACACCGTTTTAACATTGTATATTCATCTAATGATAATGTTAGTTCTTTCATTAATTCCTTATATCTTTTATACTTTCCTTTACTTGTTTTATTATGGTTTTTATTAGTATAGTAACATTTTTCTTTTACAAATTTTCTAACCCTTCCTGTATTAGTTAAAGGTATTTTAGTAATATTATTATCATATAATTGTATCTGCTCATTTATATAATATAGAATAATTAGAATATCATTCTCACAATATCCCATTTCTTCATCTGTCATAATAGTTTTACTATTTCTAATCAATGAATAATCTAAATCACCTTCTAATTTTTTAATCTTATGTTTAGTTAGATTTTTAGCTACATTAGCCAATGAAAAACCACTTAATATATAACTATCTTTAAATTCTATACCTTGTTTTATTAATGCTTTTATTGGTTTTCTTTCTTCAACTGAAAACACATTTTCCCAATCAAAGAACTTTCTTATAAATTGAAATTCATATCCTAAATTATGAACATATATAATTAATCTATTATATAAATTAAGTTCTAATTGATTAATTAACATCTGCATAAATTCCCCAAACTGTTCCCATGTTCTACCATAGTAAACAGTTTCACCAATTCCAAACATCCATATATACATATAGGCACACTTTTCACCGTTATATATTTGTGAAGTTGTTTCTATATCAAACCCACTTTCAATATTATAATACTTAATTACCTGTCTACTATGGGTATCATAATATGAAATTTGCTTATAATCATCTTTATTAAGTTCCATATTCTGATACCATAACATTTAAATACCCCCATTATATTTTTATAAAGTCCCAATCTTTAATACCTTCTTTAAAGCCTTCTTGATTGTTTTCTACCTGTGATACCCTATCAAGTTCATTTATAAATCTTTGTAATGTTTCTTCTGTACTCTCAACACCTGTTAAATCTAATATACCTTGTTTAATTTGAACATTAATTTGTTCCCATATTTTTTGATAATCTAATGCTAATGCATTTGATTCACTTATTTTATAATATTCTTTAATTTTATCTGCTAATCTAAAAAATTCATTTGACTTTGCTTTTAAATCTGCTAACCCATTATATCTAATACCTGTATTTTCTGCCATTTCTCTTAAATATTTATTTGCCTGTCTTACTAAACTTGTTTTATCATCTAAAAATCTTTTTAATCTCCAAAATTCCGATTGTAATTGATTGTAATCTTTACCTTTAACACTAAATTTAATTGAACCACCATCAACCCATGATTGATAAGCTGGTAAATTTGTTAGTTCATTTCTTTCAAGTCTTACAAGCCTTTTATTTGCCATACTTGCCATTCTACTAACTTCTTTCTTTAGTTCTAAATACTTTTCACTTGCTAGTTGTACCATAATTAAACCCCCCCTTTAATATGTTCCACATGGAACATTATAAAATATTAAATAATTCTTTTATTAATTTTTCTTTCTGTTCTTCTGTTCCTGTTTCTAAATACATATAAATATATTTAATGTTATTTGCTCTACCATTTTCAAAAGCATGGATATTCTGTAAATTCTCATTATTAATTAATGCAAAATTGGTTAAAGATAATTTTAATATATTTTTCCTATGTTCTTTACATATAGAACCTAATTTTTTAATATCCATTATTTCACCACCTTAATTTAAAATAGGGTAGGGTATTTAAACCCTACCCCTTTAATATGTTTTAAATAGTACCCCAATTTACTGAATAAGCTAATTTAGTTTCTTTACCTTGTTTATACTCATATTCATAAATAGTAAATGCAAATTTACCTTCATTAATTAGTTTTAAATAATCTTCATTGTTTACAATCTTTTCAACTGTTTCTGTTAAATGTTTAGGTAGATTGATAATATAATCATCTGTTACAACTACTTCATTTTCACCATACATAGATTTTTTATTAGTGTAAAACATTCTTACAACATATACACCATCTTCATTTTCTTTAAATAATTCTTCTAGTTTCTTATACTCATGTTTTTCAGTTAGTTCATAATCAAACTTTTTAATACCTTTGTTTAAATCATCAATTAAATTAAATTTTTTCATTTTAATAATCTCCTTTATTATTGTTATAGTCTCCTTTATTATTGTTATAGTATTC